ACAAGCTGCTTTCTGTAGCGCCAATCCTCTGCGCGCTACTCACAAGAAGGGGTACCCATTCCTCAAAAAGGTCCCTACCGTGGAAGAAGATCTCACCGACCGCATTCGAAACTATAACGGCACAGTGATCAACAAGACTAAGTTCGCTCCTCGTAGCGCATACTAACATCTTGATGACACTCTTCTTTATAAGGGGCGCCCTCCATCTTCCGTCGGAATAATGAAAAGTCCTCTTCACAAACTGGCATTGAGAAATATGCTTTGGAACTCCGAGCTTAGAGCTCTTGTCCGCAGCAGTATAACGCATGCCAACCTCCTGCGCTGCTTTCGCAACAACGGAGCTATTAAACCAATCCAACCCTTGTTCCTTGTTGAAAAGATTATCGTCGCCCATGAAAAGGGCACGAACACTGCTCCGAAAAACGACATAAGGCAATCCTAACCGCTCCCTCTCAGAATGAAAGGCATAGCGAAAGAAAAGACTATTGTCAATGTTGTTACAATCCAGCGTCATATTGCTTCCAGACGGTTCACCATGGGCCATCAGGAAAAGGTCATTCTTGATATTACGTATAGTATAAATGGTGCCGCACAGAATTAGCGCAGCAGCATCTTGCTCTTCCTCACTCATCTGTGAGTACGCAAGTATCTTTGAAATGGCCCTGACTCCTCTGAGTCGCAAAACAGTATTTAGGCTAATGTCATAGTAACCAAAATCTCCGTCCTCACAGAGATCCAGTTTCCCATTGACTTCACCAAGGTACAACATAATACCTTCAAGGTCCAACGACAGAACGTTCTTTCCGCTCGCCGATTCAAAGAACTTCCAATTCCTTCTCATGAACAGACACAGCATTGCCGTATATTTCTTGAGCACGAAGTTAAAGCCCGTCGACATAGTGTTAAAGATACGAATCTTCTTAAGTTCGTTTTTCTCAACACTAACAGCCTCATCCTTCAGGCAATGAACGCAAGTTGGAACATAAACTTTCCCCTCGCGCAACGTGCTCTCAACAGCGTCAATACTGTCCCTCATCTCATTAGAAATAGAGTACTCACCGGTCGTATGATCGACCGTGAAGAACTCCTTCTTCCTC